TGATGCTCAAACGCTAGGATGGACTAATGGAAATCTAAACGCAACAGGATTAGGGTTGACCGCTGTGCAGCAGGCAGGTCAGTTTGTAGATAATTTAAATATTGGCGATAACAGTGCTGCAACTTGGCGGAGGGTAGGAGAAGGTATTACTAATGCTGCTATGGGCCTAGGAGAATTAGGGCTATATGCCGCGACCTCTACCATACAAAACCGTTCCGTACTTGGAGTAGATGTGGCTGCTGCTGTAGGTAACTTATTAGGTTATTCAATGAATCCATTTCCAGGCGCGTTTTACGTTGGACCCGAACTAAGACAGTTTCAATTTTCATGGAATTTTGTACCAGAATCTGCTGCAGAAATGGAGACTATAAAATCAATTTTAAATCAAATTAGAAAAAGAACATTATCACAACCAACAGGTCAACTCGGTGCGTTTTTAAAGTATCCAGAAATTTGTAAAATAATTCTTCATCCCGATAAACTAAAAACTATGCATCCTTTTAAAGAATGTGTATTAACTGGAATTAACATCGATTATGCTCCATATGGTTTATCATTTCATACTGACCAAAACCCAACTGCCATTGCAGTTGGAATGGTTTTCGCAGAAATTAGACCTTTATTTAGAGCAGACGTTGATCAGGATGAAGAGAAATATAACGTTGTAGGACAAGCGAATACTCCATTATATGACTATACGCAAGCTAATAGCACTGGTGAAGTATTAGATAATGCACCACCAGGCGGTCCATTTTAAAGAGATTTTACATGAAATACTTTTCAAATCTTCCTGTTATTTCATATGCTAATAATCTAGTTAGGAATCTTCTTACGCGAGTAAAGATAACTAACAATCCTTCATACTACCCTTACACTATGAATGAAGGACAAAAAATTGAACACATAGCATATGATTACTATAACGATTCAGACAATGTTTGGATTCTCCATCACGTAAACAATATTGTAGATCCATATTTTGATTATTCATTAAATCAAATAGATTTTGATAGATATATTGAAAAAAAATATGGCTCAGTAGTAAAAGCACAACGTGATATTGCATTTTATCATACGAATTATTATAATGACGATTCAACATTGTCGGTATCAGATTATAAAAATCTTACTCCAAGTTCTCGTAAAAAATATTGGGCTCCGGTTTTAGATCTATATGGCAATCCTTATGAATACGCCAGATCAAAAGAAGATATTGTAATCTCAACTAATAAAATAATTACAGCAAACGTTACTGTCACAACAAACGTATCTTTTACGATTGGGGAAAAAGTTACTCAGAACGTTACTGGAGGAACTGCATTTGTTGCATTTAGTAATTCTAGTACTTTAACAATAAAACATATCACTGGAACTATCAACACAAACAACATCATTGGAAATGATTCAAGTGCTATTGCTACTGTTAGTGATATCATGAACGTACATACTGTGATATCAGAAGATGAATTTGTATATTTTACTCCTATATCATATTATGATTATGAAATGGATATGAACACAAAGAAAAAGAATATTGATGTTCTAGATAAATCATATGTAGATTCAGTGAGTGCACAATTTAGGCAGTTAGTAAATGGATAAAAATGAATTAAATTATGATATTCTCATTTATGCAATTAATATCATATCATATGATGGGAAAGACATACAAAGTATAATCAGTCAAGTATCAAGTATTGACATTTATGAATCAATTTTTAATCCAATAGTTTCATGCGAAGTGAAAATGATGGATCAACTTAATTTGATCGAAAATTTTCCATTAATAAGACAAAAAGTTTTCTTAGAGCTCGAATACAAAACTTCAAAACTTGAAGGAATGGTTAAGCGTAGATTTATTGTAAACGAAGTTGGATTGATAACTTATGATTCACAAGTAAAAGCTTCAACATATACTCTTCAGTGTTTAAGTGAAGAAATAATTGAACATACTAACAAAGTTGTGACGGACGCTATTAAAGGAGATATTGCAGAAGCCGTTACTCGAATAGTTAAATCTGAATTAAAATCTAAAAAACCAATTTCAGTCGATAAAACAAAAGGCATTCAGTCAATTCAGATCTTAAATTTGAAGCCATTAAAAGCAATTGATTTGCTTAGAAAGAAAGCCATTTCACAATACTATAGATCTAATACTTATCTATTTTTTGAGAACATAAATGGATTTAATTTTGTAACATTGGAATGGTTAATTAATAACTTGAAAGGTCCAGCTGATGCCACGTTTTTTATGAAGTTAGGTGACGACCCAAGTGTTGCACGATTTAGAAACATCCTAGGTTATCAAGGAATAGTTCAAGATAATGCAACTGATCTTCTTGTTTCAGGTGGCTTCAATCATATTCATAAAAGATTAGATATTGCAACAGGTGTTGTTTCCACGTTTGAAATAAAACAACCAATGATTGAATCGTTTTTAAGAGGAGCAGGCGTAAATATATCTCCTCACTTATCTACGTTCATTACAGATAATAGTAAACAACCTGCTAATACGGTGTTTACTGTATGGGATTCTACTCAAGGTGAAACGTTCTCGTATGAACAACCTCTTAAAGATTTCTATATAAACTTATGCACTAAACATATTACTCGCATTTTTGTTTATGGTGATGCTGCTTTAACTTGTGGTGATACTGTTGATATACAATTACCAGTAGCAAGTAGTTTAGCGGAAGATATGAATAAAGTAAATCATAGTAAATATATGTCTGGTAAATTCTTAATTTCAAAAGTTAGACATATGATTAGCGTAAAAAGTGGTTCAACTTTTGAATATCGTATGGCATTAGAATTAATACGTCCAGCATATGGGGAGACTATACAATGAGTAGCTTAGATGATCTTGGTGGTAATGGTTTACTTCGTTGGTTTATTGGTACAGTTGAAAGCATCAATGATCCATTAAAACTTGGAAGGGCAAAAGTAAGAATTCCTGCATTACAAGATGGCATATCTACCGAAGAACTTATCTGGGCAAGACCAATTAGCCCGGTTCAAAGTGCAAGTTATTATGGTATAGGAATTTCGCCAAATGGACTGTTAAATGGATCTCTAGTATTTGGGTTTTTTTTAACTGGAACTGATGGTAATATTCCAATGATTGTTGGATCCATTTGTAAACACAATAACAATGATCCAAACCAAAGTGATGTGAATGCACTTGCAAGAGAAGTAAATGATATTCCAAAAACACAAATTGAGTATGAAAGCTTGGCAAACCCAGGTGTAACGTTCAAAGAACCTAAACCTACATATGCAACTAAATACCCATATAATCATGTAATGAGAACAGTGTCTGGACACACCGTTGAGTTTGATGATACTCCTGGCGCAAATAGAATTCATATCTATCATTCATCAGGCACATTCATAGAGATCTCTAATGATGGAAATCAAACTACTAAGATTACAGGCAACAACACTAACATAACTCTCAAAGATGAAAAAGTTTTTGTTGAAGGTAAATCTACTATTATTGTAAAGGGAGAAGCAGAGATTTATTCTGATACTAAAATCACTCTTCAAGCTCCTGAAATAAGCATCAAAGGTAAGTCTGATATATCTCTTATGGCTCCAGTAGTAAATATAAATGGAAATCCTTTTTAGGGTATAAATAGGAATAAAAGAACGCTTATGGACATTACATTTCCAGATAGAAAAACAACTGTTCTTACTAAAAATGAATTCTTTAGCGACTTCTATGTCAACTTTGACGCGCACCCAGATAATAATCAGTTGGTAAGAAACATTAATGAAAAAGCTGTCATTAGGGCTATAAGAAATTTATTATTTACGAATAAATATGAAAGACCGTTTCAACCTGAAATAGGTTGTGATATCAATAAGATACTATTTGAACCAATAACACCTGGATCTGTTTCTGCATTAAAGACAGTTATTGAAACAACTATAAATCAATTTGAACCACGTGCAGGTCTTTTAAACGTCATTGTGACTCCATATGAAGAACAGAATTTAATGGTAGTGACGATTAGTTTTTTTATTTCAAATAGTCAACAACCTACAACTTTCACTGTTCAACTATCAAGAGTTCGATAATGGCAAATAATAGTATTAATTTGGTCAATTTAGATTTTGCTTCTTTCAAGACGCAACTAAAAACATACCTCAAATCACAAGATCTTTTTAAAGACTATGATTTTGAAGGAAGTAATATGTCTGTTTTACTTGACATATTATCATATAATACTTATACTAATGCATTTTATTTGAACATGATGGGTAACGAAATGTTTATGGATACTGCTGTGCTTCGTGATAGCGTAGTATCGCATGCAAAGTTGTTAAATTATGTTCCAAGATCTTTTAAATCTGCTCGCGCTATTGTGGATTTAACAGTTTATGGTGGAAATAATACTGTCACGACTATTATTGCACCTAAAGGAACCTCTTTTACTTCTCGTATAGGTTCAAATAATTACGTATTCGTGACTGATCAAAATGTAATTCTTACTGGATCTAATGGAACATATACTGCAGAAAATGTAAACATATATGAAGGTGATTATGTAAGTGAAAGTTTTGTCGTTAATTATGCAAATACTGCACAGCGATTCATTTTAAATGGAAAAACTATTGATACGGATTCAATCACTATTGCTTCTATTGAAGATAATGGCGGAAATACTATTCATTATAAATTAGCCACATCATTACTTGATAAAAATAGTAATTCGCAGATATATTTTATTCAAGCTGCTCAAGATGAAAAATATGAAATAATTTTTGGCGATGGAGTGATTGGAAGAAAACCAAAAGATAATGCTATTGTTTTATGCGAGTATCGAGCTTCAAATGGCGAACTTCCAAATGGCGCATTTAAGTTTGTGCCTGACGGTTCAATTGGTGGGTTTTCTAATGTAAATATTGCAACTGTTTCTGCCGCGATTGGAGGTGCTATAAATGAATCTATTGATTCGGTCAAATTTAATGCACCACGGTATTTTACTGCTCAAGAAAGAGCAATCACTACTGAAGATTATGAAAATCTTTTAAAAATTAATTTTCCAGAAGTTCTTGCTGTTTCTGCTTATGGCGGTCAAGACGTAGATCCACCACAATATGGACGTGTTTTTGTTGCTGTTGATATTGATCAGGTTGATGGACTTCCAACTAGTAAAAGAGATGAATATTATAGTTTCTTAAAAACTAGATGTCCAGTTTCAATTGAACCAATTATTATTGAACCAGAAATGACATACATCTATGTTTCAAGCATAGTCAGATATAACATTAATACAACAAATTTATCTGCTGGTGATATTAAAGCGTTTGTTCTTTCTGCAATTAGTAATTATTCAAGTACCTATTTAAGCGATTTCAATAAAACATTAAGGTATAGTCAATTTGTTACTTCTATCGATGATGCAAATGAAAATATTATTGGAAATGAAACGGACATTGAGGCAATTAAAAAAATTAATCCTGTATTAAATAGTAATAGTCCACTTATTTTAGATTTCAAATTTGCTTTAGAAAGTGGAGTAAGTTCAGGTAAGCTTAGACATAATAATAGAAGTTATACTGCAGTATATTCTACTACTTTTGATTTTCAAAATCAAGTTGCTAGATTACAAGATGATGGTTTTGGAAAACTTAATATTGTAATTGCAGATGGTTCTTCCGCTCAAATTCTTTCTCCTGCAGGAACAGTAAATTATCAAACTGGAAAACTTACAATTACAGGGTTCAATATCCAATCTTATTATGGAACAAGTATAAAAGTATATGTTAGACCTTTATTGAAAGATATTACATCGACAAAAAATTCTATATTACAAATAGTTGCAGATGACATTGAAATTTCAGTTGAACAGGTTCGTGTATAATGAAAAATATTGAAAAAAATATATCAACTCTAGTTCAGTCACAATTTCCTTCGTTTTATAATGAAGAAGGAGAAATGTTTATTGCTTTCGTTAAAGCTTATTATGAATGGCTTGAGCAAAACAATAACACAATGTACCATACTAGACGTCTTACTGAATACAATGACATCGACACGACTTTAGAAGCGTTCATTAGATATTTTAAAGAACAGTTTTTAAAAAATATAGTTTTTACTACTGATTCAAACAAACAATTATTCATAAAGCATGCATTAGAATTCTATAAATCAAAAGGTTCTCAAAGATCAATTGATCTATTTTTTAAACTAGTGTATGGCATACCTGCTGAAGTATATGTTCCAGCAGAAGACGTATTTAGACTTTCAGCAAGTGAATATGTTAATCCACAATATCTTGAAGTTACTCATCACCCAGATAATATTAATTTTGTAGGAAAACAGATTACAGGTGCTCTTTCCAGTTCTACTGCATTCGTTGAAAAATTAATTAGAAAAAAAATAAATGCACAAAGTATTGATGTATTTTTTATTTCAAATTTGACAAAAGATTTTCAAGTACATGAACCAATATCGTATAAAAATGATTATAACAATTGTCCAAAAATAATTGGATCTCTTTCTCGGTTTGAAGTCATTGCTGGTGGAGCTGGATTTGAAGTGGGTGATATTGTAGACATTGATTCTACTACCACTGGTGCTCAAGCTAAAGCCCGTGTAACTGAAATTGATAATATCACTGGTGTTGTAGAATTTACTTTCCTTGATGGAGGATGGGGATTTTCTACAGCAGCTAATGTAATTGTTTCTGAACGTGCATTAGTAGTAAACAATGTTATTATGGCTAATACTTCGGTTCCAAATACATTCTTACTTTTTGAACAAGTAGTACAACCACTTGCAAATATTACTTTTAGTGGAATGGTTGGTTCGTTTTCTGATAAAGATGTATTTGAAAAATATTATTCAAATGGTGTCCTTTCAGCTAATGGTAGGATATTATCTGTTACTCAAAACACTGTAACTAAAACGGGTGAATTATTTGTCAATATCAATACAGGAAATGCACAACTAGGTACAAATACAATTTACATTACTGGAAATTCTACTTATGCTACTATAAACAATTTTTCTGATAAAACTGCAACCGCTAATGTTATGGGTATTTCGAGTAATGTAGTTTTATATTGCTCAGATGGGCATGGTTCATTTAGTATTGGTAATGAAGTATATCAAGGAAATTCTTCAACAGAATGGGCAAATGGTATAATAAGTACTGTTGCAGGCACCTCGGCTAATTTAGTTTTAAGCGTATCTAATGTAAATGGTATTTTTCGTCCATTAGTGTCAAATGTATATTCAAGATCAGATATTTCTACTTATGCCAGTTTGGATAATTTTTCAACAACTCTTGGTGTATATTTAGTTAATAATGCTTTTACTAAATTAGATTCTAACTATATTAGAGGACAAACCCCTACTGGTTTTGCCGCAATTACTTCTTCTGGATCAGGATTTTCAAATTCTCAAGCATTATCAATTACAGGTTCTCAGTCGTTAGCCAGTTTTGCGTCAGGACTTGCTACTACTGATGGTGTAGGTGGTCTTACACGAATTACTTTTACATCTGGTTTATCGGGTTATATTGATAATGAAACTAT